CATCGTTTACATCATCGGTGGTCGATCCGATTAGTAATTCAGTCATTCATTTTCTCCATTTTGTCTTTGAGGTCTAATATGTAACCCTTTGCTGTGAGCAGACCTCGAATCTCTCCGCAAACTCGTTGATACTGTACGTGATCCATATTGCCAACCACTACAGCATTCTTTAATTGGTCAGCTTTTTCGTCTATCTGACCCATTAAAACGTCAATTTCTGTCATTGTTTATTCCTTGATTTAGCAATATCAATACCCATTCTGGTTGCCTCTAATTCACTAGAACGATCCAGCTTGTCCTTATCAGCAGCCACTTTTACTCCTAATTTATTTCCCTCAATTTCAACTTGAGCGGCAATCCTATCTCTCTCAACATTGAGTTGCTCTTGTTTGAGTTGGATATCTGCCTGATCTTTCTGGGCTTTTCTCTGTACATCCTGTGCCTTAATCTGGAGTTCTTGCTGTTGCATTTGGATAATAGGATCCTGAGCCTGTTGCTGTGCTTGTTGTTGAGCCATCTGAGCTTGATTCTGCTGGAGAAGTTGGGCAGAAGCTTGAGCTACCAATCTAGAAAGCTGGACTTCATAGTCCTCTGGGATGGTTTCGTCATCATCCTTGAGGTACGGTAATGGCGCTCCTAATTGCTGTTCCATCATCTGGCGGTACTTAAATCCAAAGTGTTCAGCTATATGGGCATTTAGGGCTGCCGCCATCATCTGCGCCTGTGGGTTTTGTCCAATAATTTGAGCCGTTAATGGATCCTTCATAAAGTTCGTATGGGTAATGATGTGAGCTTCATGGTCTTGATATATGAATGCCTTTAGTGGCTTCATAGTTAAGACATCCATGTTTTCCGTAACTGGATCTTTGGGCTTTTTGTCATCTTCCAACGGTATAAGCTTCTGGGCGTTGCGAATTCCCAACACATCTAGCATCTGGCGGTGTAACTGCGGCAGGTTATAAATCTGCGGCGCCCCTTGAGCCAGCTGGAGAACTGCTTGGTACTGAACAATCTTTTGCGCCATCGTTGCTGCATTAGGATCACTGACAGGAATGACCGTGACCAAGTCATAATCCGACTGTTTTGCACGAGGGCTGCCTTCTTCAGGTTCATAGTCATATTCTTCTGGGGTGTAATCTCGAATGATCTCTTTTAAAAGCTTTAACTCCTGCTTCATCGAGTAATGAATACGGGATTGCACCGCAGACATGACCTTTAGGGTACGCTCTAAAATTGCCAAAGTTGTACCGACTGGGGCGTTTGCAGACATATCCGCAATCTTCATATCGCCTGCGGAAGCGAATCTGCGACCTTCTTCGACAATCGTACCTAGGAGGGAATACAGAACCTGACTGGGTTCCTTGTAAGGAAGAGTCATTAAGTTATCTTTAATGGCTCCGCTAGGAACATCTACGTCTCTAAATTCACCTGGGGCAATCGGGGTATCGTCTCCCTTAACTCGCAGACCTCTGGTTTTAAAGCCACCTGGCAGATTCGATAATGTGCCTGCGTCCACAAGCTGTCTGATAAGAGAAGTACCAGACTTAGCAAAAGCGCCGACAAGGTGGATAAGCCCAAAACAATAAAAACCAAAGCCTGGAACATATCCATAATGGACAAAGTGATTCCTTTTTTGATGAGTATCATCTTCGGGTCTCCAATTTCTACGGATAGACAGAATAGTCTGTGTACCCTTTTCAATCGTTACGACATACGGAAGAGCGATTCCTGTCTTTTCTCCGTCTTCTTCGTCTTCGTAGCCTGGAAGGTCTAGGTCTACGTGCATCTCCAAAAGTTTGTAGCGGTCGTCTGAAGTTGCCCGAAAACCCATTTTTTCAGCAATTTTCTTCTCAACTTCATCTAAGGCTCCACTAGGCTCCTCTAAATCTACATCCCTGTAAAAGCCTGCAAACTGAAGTCTCTTGACTTCATTCTCAGTCTTTCGCATGACATGAGTCACACGGGGGGACTGCTCTAGACTAGAAGCTCCATAAGGAACAACAATGTCCTCGGCAGGGATAAACATTGACACTTGGCGGTCTAAGGCGGGGTCAAAGTAAACTTTCTTAAAAGCGTTACCTGAGAGTCCTAATCCCCAAATCATTCTTTCGTGTTCAGGGCGATACTCCGTCATAACGTCTGTCAGCTGATAGTTCATATCATCTTGAACTCGCTGGGCAGCGTCTTTCTTTTCTTGAGTTTCTTTACCAACAATTAAAGTCTTAACAGGACCCGCTGCTGGGAAAGTCTCCATGATTGTTTCGGCTTGGAACTTAACAAGTGCTTCGGATAGGAGGGGGTGATATACACCACAGGCTCCTTCCCAAGGCTCGGAGCGTTCTTCAATCTTCATACCCAACAACTCAAGTCCGTCTACATAGGTCTGAATCCAGTCCTTGCGGGCTGAGATATCGTCTTCAAAGTCTCCAAGTAAATCACCAGCAATTTCTGTTAACTCACCTTCGGACATATACTCCGCAAGGTTGGCGTCAAAATCTTTGTCTGAAGGTTCGGCAGGTTCAATCTCAATCTCCATGCCGTCAATCCCAATTTTGACTGACTCTGGGTCTTCGATCTCAATCTCGATATCAGGTTCTGTAGGTATAGAATCAATCCCTACTGGGGCTTGGTACAGACTTTTCTCAATCATGATATTCCTTAGTAATATGCTGCTTTACGCCTAAATAAAATAGGTTCGTCTGGTTCATCTGTTTGTAAACGAATAAATCCGCCTTTTCTAAAACGAATTAACGCCTGTGTACTAGAGTCCACTAAGTCATCGTGTTCTGAATTAGGAAAAGCTGCCATCTCTTCTATTACTTCTTCCGCCCATCGTTTTGCTGGCGCCCACACTTTCCCAGACGCAAACAGATCTGACACAGAATTAATACGAGCTATCTTATCATTACCCCTAGTGGGAGTAAACTCTTGAACTGGTATTCCACGCTGTCTTAATTCATATATTAGTGGGGAACCTGCTGCTTTTGCCTCCACAACGAAGGCGTCTGGCTCCCATTCCATATAATATTGGTACGCCCGCTCCTTTAGTTCTGGGAATTCCATCCGTTCTTTGAACGCATCTAGCAAAATAACGTTGGGATCGCTCTCATTATCGTTCATATAAAAGACGCCCCAAGTCGTACAGGCTGAGTAGTCGCTTCTTTCGTTCTTTGTGAAGGCGGTATCCCACGACTGAATCACAAAATTACATTTTGGCGGTCTTTCATCTGTCCATAGCTTCCACCACTCCCGTTTTACGATGGCTCCTTCTTCCGAAGTAGGCTGTTGCTGGTATTGGGCGTTCCATTTTGACAGCGGAAGCTCTAGTCTTAGGGCTTCTAGCTCTTCTAAGCTCCAAAATTCGGGCCATAATGGGTTTCCAGAGGGGAGAATTGCTGGAAAGTCGATGATTTCCCACTCTTCCCCGTCTTTATCGATCCAACTCTTGACGATTCTTCCCGTTAAATCCCGTTTTGCCCAGCGTGTCATAACAACAACGATGCTTCCACCAGGTTGGAGACGCTGACGAGGACCCGAAGAGTACCACTCAAAGACTTTATCGTAGATTTCTGGGTTTGTTGCCGCTATTGCAGCCTCTTGTTCTGAGTGTGGATCGTCAATAATTAGTAAATCCGCACCTTTACCTGTTACCGTACCCCCGACCCCGATCGCAAAATACTCCCCGCCATGATTAGTACTCCAGCGCCCCGCTGCTTTGGAGTCCTGCTTCAGTCCTACGTTGGGAAAGACTGTGGAGTAAACCTCTGAACCCACTAAGTTCCTGACCTTACGTCCAAAGCCGACCGCCAATTCCGCAGTATTAGAACACTGAATAATCTTTTTATCAGGGTACTTTCCTAAAAACCAGGCAGGAAGAAGAAAGGAGGCAAACTCAGACTTAGTATGACGAGGAGGCATATTAATAATAAGGCGTCTAGTTTTTCCATTGACAATCTCCTCAAATTTCTTAGCCATGACCTTGTGATGTCTTCCATTTATAAAGCTGGGCCACATCTGTTTAACAAACGGTAGAAAGTTCTTCTCCGCTTTCTCTCTTATTAGAGAATCTCGGTACTCCAAGGCTGTCTTAAGAAGTTCTTCTTGTTCTTCTGGAGGAGCTTGCGCTATTAGTTTTTCGAGCTTATTCAAGTAAGTCACTTAGGTTCCTAAACTTAATGCCTGACGGTCTTAACGTCCGCCGCTTATTTGGGATCTTCTTACAGGCGCCGATATTAACTAACTCGTTAATAAGGCGGGAAACGTTACTCCTACTCTTATCTTTAGAGACCATCATAATCTCATCTATAGAAGGACTATATCCATACTTCTTCCACCACATCTCTATCACCAGATAGATATCCTGTTGGCGGGGCGTCATTTCCTAGCCCTTTGTATTACCCTCTCCGCTAGACATTTAGACTCTTCTTCCCATATCGCCCGCTTGATTGAACTCATCACACGGAGCAGGGCAGATTTGTCATTCCTAAGAAGATACCTAAGTGTCTGTATAGCCAATTCCTCTTTTCCCAAAATATACCCCCCTACCCCTTTTCTTTCCAAATAGTGACGGGGGGTGTTTCTATATCTTCGCCCTTACTCTCTTTTCCTAAATTTGTACCCCCCACCCCCTCTTCTTTAGATTCTTCAAGGGGGGGTTCAGGTGGAAACGTTTCCACTTCACTTTTTTCTTTTTTAGAATCAGTAGGTTGCAGAGGCTCTTTTTCATCAGAGGTGTTAGAAGCAGCGGATTGAGTGTTGGGAATACTATGTATATAGTTCCCATGCTCGGCGTGGTCAAATTTGGGGGGTCGGGTGGTGGTGGGTTCTTCGGTTTGGGGTTCTGATTCTGTCGGATCGTTTCCTGATAATTCCCTAAGCAAACTCTCGCCTTCGTCTATCTCTGAGGCATCTACATTAATGATTGTCTTTAGTTGGTCTAGCAGTCTTTCCTTGATCTTACTGCTCTCATGTATTACCCGTGTTTCCTTCCTATCCACAAATGCCCCGACCTCGCTTACCTTTCCCAATAGTTCTAGGGATCGTATGCGTTGTGCGTCTTTTACCTCAGGGTTTAGGGCTAGTTCGGTTAACTGATGTATTACCAACTCCCTTAATCGTTCGGGTTTTTGGTATTCCCTTGCCTCAAATGCCCGCTTATAAGCCTCTATCATTTGGGATACATTCGGGTTATTTGATACCTTATGAGCATCCACGGCCTGAGTGGATTTCTTTCCCTTAGTGTCATAGGCGATACGATAAGCCACTGTTTTAGGTTTACCAAGTGCGACCTGTTTAGCGAATGTCT